CAAAACTTTGCTGCATATAGACAAAGTGAATTAGATACAGCAAGAGTTGGAACATTTTCTACTATGGAAGCTTTTCCTTATATTAGTAAACGGTTCGCTTTAGAAAGATTTTTAGGATTAACTGAAGAAGAAATAAAACAAAATGAAAAGTTATGGAATGAAGAAAATAAGAAAGACATTGTAGATACACCAACTGGTGATGATTTAAGAAATATAGGTGTAAGTGCTAGTGACTTACAGGCAGATCAGGATACAATGGATCAGGTTGAACAAGGTGAAGAAGCAGAACAAGGAGCAGAGGTAGCAGGACCTGTAGGGAGTGAAACTCTAGGGGTAGCACCTGCACCTACTGGAGCACCAGGTGCTCCAGTACCAATATAGTGAGATAAATACAATTATGTTACTAAATGAAATGTTTGATGCTCCGATAGCAGGTTATCAAGATTTAAAATCTGATAACAGTAGACCTATGTGGAAAATGAGTAGAAAAACAAAGTTAACATTGAAGCAAATAAGAACCTTACGTAAAATGATGGATGTTAGAAACTATGAAAAGAAAGAACATTTGAAAAAAGTAAGGGAACAATACGGTGCTAAACCAGAGCAATCGGAAGCTCCATCACTATAATCCTACCAAAAACGTAAAAAAATAGACTATTTTGAGCTATTTTTTTAACTATCAACTAAATAGTTATTACAAAGCCATTCCAATCAGGAGATATTTATAATGGATAACAAAAAATTTGAACAACTTATTGATTTAATTATCAATGAGAATGAAGATCAAGCAAGACAATTATTTCATGAAATAATTGTTGAGAAGTCCCGTGAAATTTATGAATCTATCATGGATGAAGAAATGATGGATGAATCTATGCATGAAGGCATGGAAGATGACATGGAAGAAGGCATGGGAGGTCAAGTAGGTGATTTACTTGATGAAATCAATGCTGAAGAAGAAATGTCAGAAGCCGATGATGATGGTGAAGATTTAGAAGTTGATGATGAAGAAACCATTGAACTAGAGCCCGGTGATGAAGATGGTATGGACATGGGCGGTGAAGAAGATTTAGAAGATCGTGTTGTTGACATGGAAGAAAAAGTTGATGAGTTAGAAAGACTCATGGCTGAATTCCAAGCTGAAATGGGCGGCGGCGATGACATGGGTGATATGGATGACATGGGCGACGAAGAAGTTGCTGATATGGGTGATGAAGAAGAAGTCGCTATGATGGAAAATGTCAACCTTAAACAAGTAGGTGGTTCTACATACAATACTTATGGCAAAATGGGTGACAATGGAGTACAAACAAAAAGTCCAAACCTAAACAATAGTGGTCAAAAAGGAATGGATAGCAAGCCAGTGAAATTTAGTGGCGCTGCTGAAAGTGTTCCAACAAGTCCAAAAGGACCAAGCAATTTATATAGCAAAGGTGAGACACAAGTAAAAGGAGCTGGAAACTTTAAGAATAGTCCTGCTAAGGATAATTTTAGAGAGAAAGGCGAATCAACACCTAAGCCAGTAACAAAAGACGGTGCTGCTGATAAGCATAGTCCAGTAGCTAAGAGTTAAGGAACTGAGAGCAAATGGCTTTGTATCTCAAGGAAACCTTGACATTTGACCGTGCAAACATGGTCGTTGAAAGTGTCAAGGAAGAAGGCGGTGAGTTGAAAACCCTTTATATGAAAGGGATTTTCATTCAGGGAGGGGTAAAGAACGCAAATGAGCGTGTTTACCCTGTTTCTGAAATTGAGAACGCAGTCGATTCCCTTAACAAGCAAATTAGCGAAGGTTACTCAGTATTAGGGGAAGTAGATCACCCTGATGATTTAAAGATTAACTTGGATCGTGTATCACATATGATTACTAGTATGTGGATGGACGGGCCAAATGGTTTTGGAAAATTAAAGATTCTACCTACTCCAATGGGTCAATTAGTAAAGACTATGTTGGAGAGTGGTGTAAAACTAGGCGTATCTAGTCGAGGCAGTGGTAATGTTAACGATTTAGACGGCCGTGTCAGTGATTTTGAAATAATCACTGTTGATGTTGTTGCTCAACCAAGCGCACCAAATGCGTATCCTAAAGCAATTTATGAAGGTGCTATGAACATGAAATATGGTCATAAGCTTTTAGAGATTGGTAAGGAAATAAAAGGCGACAAAAAAGTAGAAAAGTACTTGAAAGAGGAAGTAATGCGCCTCATCAAGGACCTCAAAATTAATTAAAGGGGAAAAAAGATATGCTAGATGCTATCAAACCACTACTTGAAAGCGGATTAATCAAAGAGGATGTAGCCCAAGAACTTAATGAAGCTTGGGAAGGCAAACTTAATGAAGCCCGTGAACAAGTTCGTGCTGAATTACGTGAAGAATTCGCACAACGCTATGAGCATGATAGAAGCGTGATGGTTGAAGCCCTTGATAAGATGATAACAGAAAGTCTACAAACAGAGATTGCTGATTTTAACGAAGAACGTAAAGCACTTAGTGAAGAACGTGTTCGTGCAAAAGTTCAGCTACAAGAAAGTGCAAGAAAATTTAATGACTTTATGGTTACCAAATTAGCCGAAGAAATTCGTGAATTACGTCAAGATCGTAAGGCTCAGATGGAAAACCAACAAAAGTTAGAAAAGTTTGTTGTACATGCGTTGGCTCGTGAAATTAAAGAATTTGCACAAGACAAACGTGCTGTTGTAGAAGCAAAAGTTAAGTTAGTTTCAGAAGGTAGAGCTAAGTTAGAACAACTTAAATCTAGATTCGTAAAAGAAAGCGCAAACAAACTTAATACAATTGTTACATCACATCTAAAGGGTGAATTGTCACAATTAAAAGAAGATATTAAATCTGCCAAAGAAAATAACTTTGGTCGTAAACTCTTTGAAGCCTTTGCTAGCGAGTTTAGTGTGACTTATCTTAATGATAAAGCAGAAACACGAAAACTACTAACAAAGCTTGAAGAAAAAGAAGCACAATTAGCAGAAGCAGTAAAATCTATCAACCAATCTAAAAAATTAGTTGAGAGTAAAGAGCGTGAAGTTCGCATGATTAAAGAAACCAATGAGAGAAAGAAAGTTATGGATGAATTATTAGCTCCTCTCAATAAGGAAAAATCAGAAGTCATGATGAGCTTACTAGAAAGCGTACAGACACCAAAATTGAAGTATGCTTTCGATAAGTATTTACCAGCAGTTCTAAATGCAGGTACAAATCAAGGTTCTATTAAGAAAACTGAAAAGTCAACATTAACAGAATCAAAATTTGTAACAGAAGTGACTGGTGATAAATCTGCCAAGATAGAAGTAAAAGAAGAATTCGAAGGGCGTGATAACGTCATCGAAATTAAGCGTTTGGCAGGGCTTTAATTTATAGACATAATTAGGAGAAAATATAAATGTCAAAAGTACTCTTAGAAAGCCGTTGGGACGAGACCAAAGACGCCCTGTTAGAAGGCTTAAAAGGAACTCGCCGTTCTACAATGGGTGTTATTTTAGAAAACACTCGCAAATCACTACTCCAAGAAAGTAGTGCTGGTACAACTACAGCAGGTAATATTGCTACACTTAATCGTGTAATTCTACCAGTGATCCGTCGTGTTATGCCAACAGTTATTGCAAATGAACTAGTTGGTGTTCAACCAATGACAGGACCAGTTGGTCAAATTCACACATTGCGTGTTCGCTATGCTCAGTCATTGACTGATACATCAGCAGCAGCAACAAGTGTAACAGCAGGTGAAGAAGCATTATCACCATTCAAGATTGCACAGGCTTATTCACGTACACCACAAAATACTAGCTCATCATCAAGCTACACAGCTAATGATACAGCAAGTTTAGAAGGTAACGGTGGTAAGCAAATTTCTGTACAAATCTTAAGACAAGCTGTTGAAGCAAAGTCACGTAAGTTGCAAGCAAGATGGACATTTGAAGCAGCACAAGATGCTCAAAGCCAACATGGTATCGACGTAGAAGCAGAAATCATGGCAGCGTTAGCACAAGAAATTACTGCTGAAATTGACCAAGAAATCTTGTTATCATTACGTACTTTAGCAAGTACAGAGTTTACATACAACCAAGCAACAGTATCAGGTACAGCTACATACGTTGGTGATGAACATGCTGCTTTAGCAGTTCTAATTAATCGTGTTGCTAATCTAATCGCACAACGCACTCGTCGTGGTGCAGGTAACTGGGCAGTTGTATCAAGCGCAGCATTGACAGTTCTACAAAGTGCAACAACATCAGCATTTGCACGTACTACAGAAGGCACATTTGAAGCTCCAACAAATACTAAGTTTGTTGGTACATTGAATGGTGCAATGCGTGTGTTTGTAGATAGCTATGCTCCAGACACAACACCAGTACTAGTTGGTTATAAAGGTTCAAGTGAGACAGATGCAGCAGCATTCTATTGCCCATACATCCCATTGATGAGCAGTGGTGTTGTTCTAGATCCTTCAACATTCGAACCAGTAGTTAGCTTTATGACTCGTTATGGTTATATCGAGTTAACAAACACAGCATCATCATTCGGTAATGCTGCTGACTACGTTGGAGAGATAGCCGTGCAGAATTTAACGTTTCAGTGAAATCCAGCACACTTTAATATCTTTAAACAGCATAAATAATATATTAACTCAATCGGGATGGGAAGATTTAAAGCGCACTTCGGTGCGCTTTTTTTATATTGTAATGTCAGTGTCAACAGTAATATTTAAGATAGACTTTGATTTGTCTTTTAATTTTTTATTGTACAGTCGTGTACAGTTTGCACAAAATGTTTTAATGTTATTCTTTTCTTTGTTTTTTTTATTACCATCTTTATATATTAAATTTAACTGACATTTATCCTCAGCTACAAAACCACATTTATCACATTTTGTTTTTTTAGTATGTAAAAAACTATAGTTTTCGTTGTATTTTCCTTTAGCACAACTTGCACAATATTTGTGCCATTTTTGAAAGCCATGTTTACTTTTTCCGTTAGGCTTTACCAAAGAAATATTGCACAATTCACAAAGCTTGCGTCTAGGTTGTCTTAATAACATCAAGTATTTAGACAAGGAAAAAAGATACCTATAGTGCTTTTTTTCACAAAAAGTATTATAAGGGAATGATAAATATAAAGTAAGGGTTTTTATCTATGTCATCTGATCCATTTAATTCGGCTGGTGGTTTTTCTGCGAGTATTCCTCCTGTAACGGTAGTAGATGCCAACGGCAATGTGGTTACGAATGTAAACACGGTAGGAAATGTTACAGCTAATAATATTTATGGGAATCATTTTTATTGGGCAAATGGAAGTCCATTTACCCCTGGTGGAAATGGAACACAAGGGCTTCAAGGGATACAGGGTATTCAAGGTATACAAGGGCTTCAAGGGATAATTGGTATTGGTACACAAGGTGTACAAGGTATTATAGGTATTCAAGGATCAGTAGGCTTACAGGGTGTACAAGGTATAGCAGGTGCAACTTCTGCACAAGGCATACAAGGACTGCAAGGTGTACAAGGAACACAGGGACCACAAGGTGTTCAGGGTACACAAGGACTTCAAGGAACACAAGGAGTACAAGGTACACAGGGTGTTCAAGGTACACAGGGTGTTCAAGGTACGCAAGGCATGCAGGGTCTACAAGGTGTTCAAGGTACGCAAGGCATACAGGGTCTACAAGGTACACAAGGAGTTCAAGGCACACAAGGAGTTCAGGGCACACAAGGCGTTCAGGGCACACAAGGTACACAAGGTACACAAGGACTACAAGGCGTTCAAGGACTACAGGGCGTTCAAGGACTACAGGGCGTTCAAGGACTACAGGGCGTTCAAGGTACGCAAGGTACGCAAGGAGTCCAAGGCGTACAAGGTACACAAGGCGTACAAGGTACACAAGGCGTACAAGGTACACAAGGCGTACAAGGTACACAAGGCGTACAAGGAATACAAGGATTATATGGCATTCAAGGTATACAAGGTGTTCAAGGTGCTGCTTCTGCTCTAACAGTTTCCCAAGGAAATATAACCGGCGGTAATATTTCAAATGTTGTAGCAAATGTGTCAGGACTTATATTTGACACTGATACAGGTTTTAATGTTACAGACTTGGGTGCTGGTAATGTTGTTGTGTCATTAGGTAGTACCTTTAAGACTTGGGAAGTTAACGGACAACCAAGCCTTGTTGCTGTAGGTGAAGATACAGTTGAATTTATTGCTGGTAATGGTATAGTAATTACCACTGATCCAAATTCTACACCACAAAGTATAACTTTTACAGCTACAGGTGGAGGTTCAGAACTAAGCAATGGTACTAGTAATGTAAATATTGCAACAGCAAATGGTAACATCACATTTTCGGTTGATAGTACAGCTAATATAATGACCATTGCAAATGCTGGAGTTTATATTCCTAACACTTCAGGTGGTGCAACAAATATTCAATTAGGAGATCCTACACAAGGTAATTTAATTTCTAATGCAGTAACATTAACTAATTCTTCAAGTGTGAGCAATGCGATTGCTCAATTAAATAATGTATTAGGTAAGTTAGTACCACCTGCACCACCAAACTTCCCTGCAAGTCAAACATTATCTATTTCAACGTTGTCAACTTATCGTATGGCAAACTTTACTCAGACAGATAATACACCAGGTGCTAACAAAAATGTAGCAGGTGGTACAACTGTTACGACAGTAAGAAGAAGTTCATCATATACAACAGCAAATATAACAAATGCAGGTCCTGGGGATCAGGGAACTCTCACAGTATTTTTAAATGGTTCAGATGCAGGTAATAGAACTTTAACCACTGCTTTAGATGGTAATGGTACCTACAGTAATTTAATAATTTTTAACAATTATGACTACAGTGTAGCCAATGCAAACATAACTGCAGGATTTTGGTCAGTATTTTCTAGTAGAGCAAGTGGTACGGTGACTGAAGGATGGAATGAAGTTAAAATTGCAGATAGTGCTACAAGTAATACAAACACTCCATATTGGTATTATGATAGTAGCGCACCTGGAACTCCTGCATTTAGTAATGTTACTTTTACATCTCCTGGTTCTCCAACTTACTTATATTCAAGCACTGTACCACATTATCCAAATACTAATCAATTTGTTGCTAACTTTAAAGTTAATCGTTTAAGTGGCAATATGTATCCTACAAGTGATACATTTATAACAGGTACAGCAGGTGGTGCATTTTCTGCTCCCTCTAGTGTTACATATGCATCAGCAGGAGTTACAACACCACTTGCACAAAATTTATATGTAAGTTCAGGTACACAAGCTGTTTCTACCACTGCTAATATAACAAGTGGATTTGGCGCAAGTTCGGGTAGTCCTAGTGTAACAGCTAATAATAGTTACAATGCAGGTACTCAATCATTATCTCCAGGAGCTAATGTTCTTTACAAAACAGGAACTTCTAGTACAATGGAAGAAACAAATATTACAATTACAGGAACAGTAGGAGTAGGATCAGGAACAGCATTTAGAATTGATAATCCAGGTTCTACAGATACTCCTGTGTATAGTGCAAATGCTAGTGCATTTAACAGTACAACAGGTCCGTTACAAGTGTATGATGCGACCATTGTTGCAGCTATTATGAAACATGATGTAACAAATTATTCAACAGGATATCTTCCAGTAGGACCAAATTTAAGTACAGGTAGAACAGGATCTCAATACTTTACATTTAAATTTGTAAGAACATCTCTAAGTAAGTTTGATTTTAAATGGACAGGTACATTGGCTGGATTATGGATAGCTCTTCCTGGTAGTGTTATTAATTCTACATCGACAATAAATGGATGGTTAGACTTAAGTTTAGCATACTCAGGAGCAGGCGTACCTGGCGCTAATACTGGTGCAGGTGGAAATGGAAGCAACGGTGCAGCTTTAGGTGGAGTAGCCCCGTTAAATTCAGCACAGACAAATAAGGCAGTAACAGCAACCTTTGGAACTGTAAGTTCTTCAAGTACAGCTACAAATGAAATATATGTAAGAATAAAACTAACCAGTGGTCAAAGTATTACAGCATTTAGTTTAACAGCAGCAAGCAATTAAGGAACGTAAGTAATGTCAATTTCTCAAAGTCAAAAATTAGACCTACTATATAAGCAGGCGTTTGGTGTTACAAAAACTGACACAGAAGCAAATAAAAGTCCAAGTAATGAATCTATTCCAAGTCCTTTATTGATAAGAGGCGATACTGTTTGGGTAGATGCGGACCAAATTCCAACTATAGCAGCACCAGTTGTAGATATTGTAGAAGAATATCTAGGTGTTAATGCAATAGAATGTGTCGCTGATACAACAACAGTGCCAATTGGAGGAATTTATCCTACATGGCTTACTAACTTGACATATTGGATTCCACAAGAATTTGGATCGACTTATTTAGTAAAAACATATGTTGATAACCCAGGGGCTACAAATCCTCAAATAACAGGTACACAGATTTTTGATGCAGGATCAGGCGGAACAGGTGAATATTGGTTTAACTATCAATCTGGTGTTTTAAATTTCATTGGTAACACTATACCAGCTGCATTGACATCAGGGAAAGTAATTTATGTAGTAGGTTATCGTTATATAGGGCAAGTAGGTCTTTCTGGTAGCGGGCAAGGTTTACAGGGTGTACAAGGTATACAAGGTACACAGGGAGTTCAGGGTACACAGGGAGTACAGGGTACACAGGGAGTACAGGGCGTTCAAGGTACACAAGGAGTTCAGGGAACTCAAGGAACTCAAGGAACACAAGGACTACAGGGCGTACAAGGTGTTCAAGGAACACAAGGCACACAAGGCGTTCAAGGACTACAAGGTATTCAAGGAGTTCAGGGTACACAAGGAGTTCAGGGTACACAAGGAACTCAAGGAACTCAAGGAGTTAAGGGCACACAGGGCGTTCAGGGCACACAAGGTACACAAGGACTACAGGGCGTTCAGGGTACACAAGGACTACAGGGCGTTCAGGGTACACAAGGCGCACAAGGGCTACAGGGCGTTCAAGGTACACAAGGCACACAGGGCGTTCAGGGTATACAAGGACTACAAGGCGTTCAAGGTTCACAAGGCACACAAGGGCTACAGGGAGTTCAAGGAACACAAGGCGTTCAAGGGACACAAGGAGTTCAGGGTACACAAGGTACACAAGGTACACAAGGAGTTCAGGGAACTCAAGGACTACAGGGCGTACAAGGTACACAAGGTACACAAGGCGTTCAAGGGACACAGGGTGTTCAGGGTACACAAGGAACACAAGGACTACAGGGAGTTCAAGGAACACAAGGACTACAGGGAGTTCAAGGCACTCAAGGTGTTCAGGGTACACAAGGACTACAAGGCACACAAGGCACACAAGGACTACAAGGACTACAAGGAGTTCAAGGTACACAAGGTGTTCAGGGTACACAAGGAACACAAGGACTACAGGGTGTTCAAGGTACACAAGGTGTTCAGGGTACACAGGGTACACAAGGACTACAAGGACTACAAGGAGTTCAAGGTACACAAGGTGTTCAGGGTACTCAAGGAACACAGGGACTACAGGGAGTTCAAGGCACTCAGGGAGTTCAAGGGACACAGGGCGTTCAGGGTACACAAGGCACACAAGGTACACAAGGCGTTCAAGGAAC